TGCCGTTGGTGATTTTGAAAATGCTGAAATTGCTGGTTCTAAAGTTGTAGATCCTGGTGATACCAATGACTTCAACTTTATGCAAGGATCAAAAATACATTTTGGTACAACTTTGAAGTATCCTGCTTTGGATAATCCAAATGGTACAGATACTTTACTTGTTACATCTACTGCTGGATTCCCTGCTAGTGGAGGTAGTTTAATTATTGGAAGTGCCAATGATCAAGATAAGAGAGAGAAGATTACGTATACACAAGCATTTGCCGATCGTTTTGTTGGGTGTACACGTGTCAATCCAATAGGTGTAGTCGAAAAAGGATTTAGTGCTTATGATTTCGGTACTACTAATGTAGGGGCATCAGTCGTTGCAGGTGGTACAGGTACAGGTACAGGAGGTTTTGCTTCCAACATAAACTATCTTTTATTCTCAGGTGCAAGTGGAGCTCGATCCGCAACATTTGCTGCTACTGACTTGACTACATACAGTACAGTAACCTTTAGTGCGATTCGTGGTAACGGTAGCAATGGTGGTAATACACCTTCTGCTGGAATAAACGATTTGATGCTAAGTTACAGTATCGATGGTGGAACTACATTTATTGATATTGGGTCAATTGCGACCTATTCAGACTCTTCGTTTGATGTTTGGCGTACAATAACCCACAATATCACGGCCACTATGCAAACTGCCACAACGATAATCCGTATCTATATGGCTGACTCCACAAATACAACATCAGATCAATATGGTGTCAGATTAATGTGGTTCAATGATGCAAACACTGACTCCTATGTCGCAGGTGACTATATAATCACCGCAGATTTAGATCTATAAATATAAATAACTTTCGGATCCAGTCTCAGAAACCTTTTTAGAAAACAATGTCTGCTATTATCACTGATCTGTTCAGGATACATAATGCCCAACAGTTCGTCGAGGCATTATCTGAACCAACAACCTCTACTCCTGCTGAAGAGTCAGCAGCTGAAGCTGGTACCCAACGAACACGACTCTACTTCTTTATCGGAAGACCGCAAGAGTGGCGTGCATACCTAGAGCTCTATGCTATTAACAACACTTTCCAAGTAGGAGAGGTTGTTTATCAAGGTACGTCATATCCTGGTGGTGCTGCTGTATACGGAACTGTAGAAAAAGTATTCCCTAATTCTGTCCTATTATCTGGTGTAAATGGTACACTAGGTCAAAACTCTAACTTCGTTGCTGGTACTACTGTAACTGGTAATGGTAGTGGTGCTACTGCTAAGGCTGGTGTGTGGAGAACTGGATCTGAGAACGTTCCTACATCACCTTTTGACTCTCAAGAAGAGAAGTTCGAGATCTATGATGATATGATCTCTCTTAAAAGAGTTAAGAAAGATGATTTAACATTCGTGGTTAAGCGTTATAACTTCGGTGCTAACACAGTGTACGATATGTACAAGCCCGATTATTCTAGTGCTAAGACTACTGCTACTGGTGCCACCTCATTATTTGCTTCTACATTCTACGTAATGAATAGCAGCTATGAGGTCTTTAAGTGCATCTATAATGGTCAAACTCCTACTGATCCTAACGGTGTAGTTTCTGTAACAGAACCAACTAAGGTTCAGTCAGTCTCTGGTATCTTCATCGAACCAGAAGATGCTGGTAACCCAGGATTTAGAACAGATGGTAAGCGTCCATATATTTGGAAATATATGTACACCATCCCTACTGACAGTGTATTGAAGTTCTTGTCAACTGACTTCCTTCCAATCATTGAAGAAACTGCTGTTACTTCTGCTGCTGTAAACGGTGCAATCGATACTATCCTGATTACTGATTCAGGTACTAACTATGATGCTGGTACTTACTACACTCCAATTAAGGGTGATGGTTCTGCTGGTATTGCTAAACTAGTAGTAGATTCTGGTGCTATTGCTGAGGCAAGTGTACAGACTGCTGGTACTAACTACACTTATGCATCTCTTAACTTAGGTGATGTGTACAGTGACACTGGATTGACAACTGCATCAAACATTGACGCTAACAGTGACGCAACTGGTGGTGCTCTTGAAGTTGTTATTCCTCCTCAAGGTGGACACGGTGCTGACCCAGTTGAAGAATTGGGTGGTAAGCGAGTTATGATTAACACTCGTTTGACATATGATGAAGGAGAAGGTGACTTCCCAACAGATAATGACTTCCGTCGTATTGGATTACTCCGTGACCCATACAACTACGGTACTACAGACTTTGCAACTGCTGATAACCTAAGTGCAACTCCTGCATTGAAGGTTCAGAGTCCTTCTGGTGATTTCTTCGTTGATGAAGAGATTTCACAGACATATACTTCAGGTGGTTCTTCTGTAACTGCTAAGGGTACAGTTGTTTCTTGGAAGGGAACTGTTGATGGTGTAACATACAACATCCTTAAATATTTCCAGTCTCCTGATCGTCATACACATAATGGCGTTGTTTACCCATTTACCAACACAGCTGATGTTGTTTCTGGTGCAGGATCACTTTCTACTGCTACGGTAAATAGTTCATATAATACACCTGGTGGACAGACAGATGGCGGTGTAGTTTTTGCAAGCGGTGCTTCTAATGCAGAGATTGCTAAAAACTCAGGCGATATCATTTACATTGAGAACCGTCGTGCTATCTCTCGTGCTTCTGACCAGATTGAAGATATCAAGCTCGTAGTCGAGTTCTAAAAAAAGAGTCTTAAGAGATGCCACAAAATACTAACCTGAATAGAACCCCGTATTTCGACGACTTTGATGCGGGGAAGAATTTCTATAGGATTCTATTCCGTCCAGGATATTCTATCCAAGCAAGAGAACTGACTCAACTACAATCAATGTTGCAGGGGCAACTTGAGTCGGTTGGTAACAGTATGTTTAAACAGGGTCAGATGGTGATCCCTGGTGAAGTGTCATATACAGACACTTATGAATACGTTAAGTTAAGTAGCGTCTCTCAAGTTGCTCAGAACATAAACGGTGCAATTAATTTCGTCAAATATGATATAGCACAACTGGTCGGCAAGATAATTGTTGGTCAGACTTCTGGTGTTAAGGCATTCATTGACAATTATGCATACGAGACTACATTAGATTCTGACACTATTTTCGTTAAGTATATCAGTTCAGGTTCTGATAACATTGACGTTAAATTCCGTCAAGGTGAATCTCTTAAGTTAGAAACAGCGACAACAGACGATGATCCTACTTTAGTTGTAGGTTCTGATGGTATTAAACCTTCAGATAGTCTTGCAATGGGTTTTGGCTCTGCTGTAAACGTACAACAGGGTATTTACTTCATAAATGGTCATTTCGTTAAGAACGATGCTCAGACGTTGATTTTGAGCAAGTATAGTACTAACACTTCATATAAGGTTGGTTGGTCTATTACTGAAACAATCATTACTCCTGAGGATGATATATCCCTTAAGGATAATGCGCAGGGATATTCTAATTTCTCTGCACCAGGTGCACATAGATTAAAGATTACTCTTGCTTTAGAGAAGTTTGCGATTGAAACACCTTCCAATAAGAATTTTGTACAGTTAGTATATCTTCAGCAAGGAAAGATCCAGAGGCAGATTAAACAAACTGCTCCTAGTCAGATCGAAGAGATACTAGCTCGTAGAACATATGATGAGTCTGGTGACTATGTTGTCAAAGCAATGACAACTGATATTAAGGAATATTACAACAAAAATGGTAGTGGATTCTATTCACTTGATGCAGAAGGCAAGGTTAATGGTTTAGATGCCACAGATGCTGAAGATAAGTTAGTACTGAATCTAGGTCCAGGTAAGGCATATATTAGAGGATATGAAGTTGAGAACACAGAACCAAAGTATATTCCACTAGATAAAGCGAAAGCAAAGCAAAGTAGAGATAAGACGAGGTTATATGCTTCAAGCCTATCCCGTATTCCTCTCCGTAGTGTCAATGGTAGTATTCCTATCAGTGCTACTGCTGATGGTGAATCTACTCCCTTTAAGAAAGTAGATCTATATCGTAAGTTTATCGATTCCTATTTGGGTGTCAATGGAAGACTTAACGATGCGACTACTGGTGTTTATTCTGTAGATGACCTTAGAGGAACTGTATATACTAACGATGAAGCGATAATGACGCTTTGGGTTTATGGTGGTACAGCTCCTAGTAACGGTGATGTTGTAGATTTATCAACTGTTACAGATTCAGTATTCAGTCAATTAACAGCAGGTAATAAGAAGACTCTCTATCATTATAATGGTGCTAGTTATGCTGCTGTAGATGTTATTGCTGCACGTGCTAACTTACAATTCAAGACCGATGTCAATGGTGCAATAGCTTGGATTGATGACACTGGTACAGGTGGATTGAATGAGAATAGTGGTGGTAATCCTACTCACGTAGTTCAGGAATTTATTGTAAGAGCACCTATTGCTACACTAACAAGTATTACTGCTTCGTATCAGTCACACGGTCCTAGTAAAACAGGTACTAGTTCTACTGATGGTATCACTTTGTATGGTGATTCTGGTGGTGCTACTTATTATGGAATGATTCTTGATTACACAATGCCAATAACACCTATTATTGGTCGTGCAATCGCAAGAGATTTTAAATATAAGAATTCTCCTAATGGATATGACAAGACAACTAACGTTATAGCTTCTGCAACCCAACAGGATTGCACATTTGATTTGTCATACACGAACCCAATCTTATTCACGAAACTTAAATTAACAGGAAATCACGCTTTTGAAACTGGTGGTAACATTATTGGTTCTATCAGTGGTACAACTGCTGTAGTTGAAGGTGGTTTATCTGTTGGACAGAATGATCCTGAGAATGCTACTCTTTCTCACGGTACTAATCTTATGTTATCCAACGTTGTTGGAGAATTTGTAGAAGGAGAAGAGATATATGATGCAGATGATAGTGAAAAGAGTGCAGTCATTGCGACTAATGGACGTATTAGCCACTTTACCGTACCTTATGGCGGTCAAAACTACAATACTACAGAGAATTTACAACTTAAAATAGGAAATAGGACGTATCTAAGTAACTATATTGTCGTTACTAGAGAAACTGCACAGGGTATAGGAGGTACTGCTAACTCTGCAAACTATGTGCACAAGGTTCGTCTAACTGAATTGGGTAGAAGAGATATTTTAGACACGTTTAGTGTTCCACCTACTTGTACTGTGGTAGATGATTCTACTCATAGTGCTGGTGATCCCGACGCTTATGTGAGAGCAGTATTATACACTGATGTAGTTCAGAACTTTGGTATTGAAGATATTCGTTCTGTAGGTATGCAGCACGGACAGAATACCGATAAGATATTTACTGGTGATATCCAGTATTCAGATCCTGGTTCTACTGATCTTGTTACTATTACTAGTAACTTACAGTACTCTGGTAAAGCAGATTGCGATTATATAGAAGCAACAAACTATAGTGCACGTCCTGCTGATGAGTTGATAGAAGATGATTTAATTCAAGTTACTATTGAAGGTGTAACATATAGATATGAGGTTGCTAGAGCTTGCAATCCATCTACAGATCGTACAGGTCGTGTATTGTTAAAGCAACGTCTTGTAGCAGGGTTTACTTCTAACACAATTTCACGTGTTAGAGCCAAGGTAGAAAACTCTGGTAAGTCTACATTATTACTTCCACTAGCAAACTCTAAGATTGCTGGTACGGTTGCTTCTGATGATGACAGTGGTATTACATACTACTCTAGAAGGCAGTTTATCGAATCTGTAACTATTGATGGTGTTACTAATAGCGTTAGTATTGCTGCACAGTTAGATTATGGTCAGCAGCAGTTTGTACCATTTAGTCAAGGTGATTATGTCCTTGAGGTATATGATGCTGGTGATAATCAAGGTAGTATAAGATATGGTTCAACTAATGGTGCTCTCGTAAAGACTGGTGATCTATTGTACATAGATTCATCTATGATCAACATAAGCAGTGGTAGTTCAACTAACAATGCTGGATCATTGCAAATTAATCTTCCTGATGGTTATTTCTGGCAGTCAGGTAGTTTGAGCCTTACCAATATGAAGTTGAAGGTCAATGCAACCATTGAAACTTCTAAGGCAAAACCAAAACTTAAGACAGCAACTAAGAATAATAGAATCTCTATTACTGCTGACTTAGACAATGAAATTATTCCTTTGAGAGGTGATAACTATGACAATCCTACTGGTCAGGTTAAGTCATTCTCTGACGTATATAAACTTCGTTATGTTTACGAGGGTTCTCCTGGAATTGCACCAACAATTGATGAGAACGGTGCTGTATTAGGAAACAGTGGTACTGATATCACAGACTTTTTCTTATTTGATGATGGACAGAGAGATAACTTATATGATACTGCTACTATAATTAGAAAGCCTGGTGTTAGAACTCCAACTGGTACATTGGTTATCGGTTTTGATTACTTTAAGCATTCAGAAGGTGATTTCTTCACAGTAGATTCTTATCTACACGAGAATGGAGTTACTTATGAAGAGATTCCTACTATTAACTCATTAGTATATGGTAAGAAGAGTCTTGCTGACGTAGTTGACTTCCGTCCTTTAGTTGGTACATCTGCTAGTATTCCTGGCTATGTTAATGCTTCTGTGATGGATAATAACTCATCTGTTTCTGAAGTTTTCACTACAGGTGGTGTTACTGCTTCTCTTCCTGCTGATACTAAGACTAGTCTTGGTACTCCATTCACGTTTGCTTGTTCTTACACTTACTTTGTTGATCGTATCGACACTATCTACTTAAAGAAAGATGGTACTTTCATTGTTAAGAAGGGTGCTGGATCTACAAACCCACAGTCTGCTGAGAGTATAGATGAAGCAATCAAGATCTTTAAGGTCTATATTCCTGCATTCACAGATAACCTCACGAAGATTAAGGTCTTCCCAGTAGAGAATAAGCGATTCACGATGAGTGATATCACTAAGCTGGAGAAGAAAGTTGAACGTCTAGAAAGATATACAATGCTTTCCGTCCTAGAACAGGGTGCCTTAAACACTCAGATTAAGGATGCTGTTAGTGGAATGGATAAATTTAAGTCTGGTTTCGTAGTTGATAATTTTGAAAGTTATAGTCTAACCCATATTAATTCTGTTGATTACAAAGCATCACTTGATTTAACACGTGGTACTTTACGTCCAGAATCTAAAGAGACAACAGTTGGTTTAGTTGAAAGAGATTCAGCAGAAACTGCACGTACTCTTTCTAATTACGTTGTTAATAATCACGTTGTATCATTACCATTTACTGAAACAGTTCTCTGTCAGAATATATTTGCTACTAATACAACAACCGTAAATCCTTTCCTTATCTTCAATTATAAGGGAACAGTAGATATTACTCCTAATGTTGATCCTTGGTTTGATGAGAATGTACTACCATCTGTTAATAACAATGATAGTCAAACTCTAGATCCTCTAGAGGTCTATACTGATGGAGATGAAGCTCTATCTCAAATACACAATATTACACAAATTGCTGTTACTGGTAATGAGTCTGAATTTAGTAATGTTAATTCATTAAGTTCTGATGCACCAGACCTATCTCAATCTGAAGTTCTATTAGCATCTACTGGTAGTAGTTCTAATATTGCTTCACAGAATACAGAGGTTCCATTACAGCAAACTTCTACAACAGTTAATGGTAAGGTAGTTAGTACTTCCTTAACCCTTTACGTTAAAGAACAGTATATTGAATTCCACCTTCGCAGAATGAAGCCTAATACTAGGATCTATGCATTCCTAGATGGTCTTGCAATCTCTGATTACGTGGTACCAGATCGTAACTATTCTGGATTACCTGGATCTTCTCTAAGAAATTGGGGTGATACTTTAACTACTGATGATAATGGTAGTGCAACAGGTATCATATTACTTCCTTCAGGAAGAAAGCCAGTTAAGGGATCTAAGTATGAAGACCTCATAGATGATAATACCTATGATACTACTCAACCTGGATTACGTTTCCCACTAGGAGATAAGAAGGTTAGATTTAGCAGTAGTTCTACTAATGCAACTAATCCAGATACATATGCTACAGTTATCTTTAAGGCATCTGCTATTAAAGACAGTACACCTAATGACATCATTGCATTAGAAAGTTTGGATAGTAGTGAGAAAGTAGATGGTACTCAGTATACAGAAAATATTTTAAACCCAGATGTCAGTGTTTCTGATCCTCTAGCACAAACATTCCGTGTTGAGAGTTTCGAGGGTGGTGTTATGGCATCATCTATTGATCTATACTTCTCATCAAAAGATGGTTCATTACCTATTACAGTTAAGTTGGTAGATACCATTGCTGGTAGACCTTCCAAGAATATTCTTCCTGGATCTACTGCTGTAATGGATGCTAATACTTACGTTAGAGTCATTACCAGTGGTAGCCACACGTTAATTCATAATGAGATCATTGAAGGTGATACATCTAATGCTCAAGGACCATTGATCGGTGTACTTGATTCTCAGAATCAACCAGTAACTGTTGTAAACAACACCTATACATTAGGTACA